TGGCGGGGCGGGTTCTTTCATATCCGGCATGGTCATCATGTGGTCGGGTTCGATCGCGACCGTCCCGACCGGATGGGCCCTTTGCGATGGCAATAACGGCACGCCTGACCTGCGGGATAAGTTTGTTGTGGGTGCGACCACGGACGACACCGGAGTCGCTAAATCGAATATCGAGGGCTCGCTAAAGCAGACCGGCGGCACTACCGGCCACTCGCATAGCGGCCACGCAAATCTCACCCACGCCGGCGGTGCCGTCGCCGATCACACCGGTCTGACACATGGCCTGACGATCGCCAATCATCCCGATCTGACTCATGCTGCCCTCTCGCATCCGGCCTTGACCATTAGCCATGCGGATCACCTGATCGCCAGCGTTTCCCACAGCCACGCGGCTGTGACGTTGACGCATGCTGATCACAGTGTTGCATCGGCGAGCCACACGCACGCCGCGATCACGCTCACACATGCTGACCATTCAGTGGCATCGGCGAGCCACACGCACGCCGCGATCACGCTCACACATCCTGATCACGCGTCGCGTGCGGACCTTTCACGGCCCGGCATTACGCATGCTGATCACAGTGTTGCATCGGCGAGCCACACGCACGCCGCGATCACGCTCACACATGCTGACCACAGTCTGGCATCGTTCAGCGGCACGCAGCCGTCCATCGCGAATGCGACGGCTCCGAGCTATGCGTCGCAGGCCGGCGGATCGATCACCGGCACCGTGACACGCTCAGTCGTCACAACGGGCGGCTTGCTCCTGACTCAGCTCTCGTCGAACATGGGCGTGAATCAGGGATCCTATCAATCGGTAGCTGGCGTATCGGTTCCCTCGGCGTCGCACACGCACGCCGCGATCACAGTAACGCACGCCGATCATAGTGTTGCTTCGTTCTCTGGCACTTTGGCGGCCGTTACATTAACGCACGCCAGTCACCCGTCTGGGGCCGACGTCTCGATGCCTGCGTTGACGCACGCCGATCACAGCGTTGCGTCTTTCACCGGTAGCCAGGCAGCCGCGACGTTGACGCACGCCGATCACAGCGTGGCTTCATTCTCGGGCACGCAACCCGCGACGACACTGACGCATCCCGATCATAGCCTAGCGTCCTTTTCCGGTTCGCAGCCAGCAACCACGCTCACACACGCGGATCATAGTCTGGCGTCGCTGTCTCACCAGGATATCGGGACGCACAAGGGGACTGATTACGGCGTTCATAATTTCACCGCTCCGGCCGCTCATGGCACGGCAGGAACGTTGACGCACAATTTTACGCAGCCGGATGATCACACGATCTCGGCACACGACACAGTTTCAAACGTGATCCCGTATTACGCTCTGGCTTTTATCATGTATCTATGAGTTCAGGAACCGGAAAAGTTCTGGTAGGCTGCCCAACGTACGCCGGCAAGGAATATTGCCTCGACGAGTGGGTTTCGGCTTTTCACGCCTTCACTTACCAGGACAAGCACGCTTATATGGTCGATAATACGCGGGTCTCGCTCGCCTATTTCGAAAAGCTGAAATCGAAAGGGATCGATTGTTCGCATCTCGTGCCGTGGCCGGATTGGGACCGGACGTTTCTCAAATGCTGGCAGCTTATGCTCGCCCGGGCCCAGGACCTTGATTGTTACTGGGTCTATAGCGTCGAGGCCGACAATATTCCGGCTCCTGAGTCGCTAGAGATCATGGTGAATATGGCCCTTTATGGCAATCTTCATCTGGTCACGCATATCTATCCGATGCATAAAACGGCCGCTCAGGCCTCGGGCATTCCCGAAGATTCGTGGTATTACAACGAGCTCGGCTGCATGCTAATGACCCGCAGCCTGCTCGAGCGTGCGATCGCGGAATTTGAAGAGTGGGGAAACATCGCCGCCGCGATCTTTAACACGAATGAGCGATACGTCGGCGGATACGCCAAGCTGACCAACCGATTCGAGGTCAAGCATCTCGACGGTTACGAAATGAGTTTTGCAAACCTCGGCCCGAGCGAGATCCCGGGCCTGATCATGCCAACGCCTCAAATGCCCGACGATTACGGGAGTGTATTGCCGCCATCTCTGCAATGACAACTACAAAACAAAAGAAGCTTATAAAATTGGATATCGGTGCGGGCGGATCCCGTCGCGATGAGGATTTTACGACAATCGACTTATTCGGCGAGCCGGATATCAAAGCCTCGATGTGGGAGATCCCGCTGGGGGATGGATCGGTCGAGGAGATCTGGTGCTCGCATGCTCTTGAACATATCGCCTGTGCCGACGTCAATCGCACCCTCAAGGAATTTCTGCGGGTATTACGCCCGGGCGGGCGGGCGATCATTCAGGTCCCAAATTTTGATTATGTTGCCCGTTACTGGCTGACCGGTCCCGATCGCACCTGGGCCGAGCAGATGGTCTTTGGAAAACAGGACCATGAAGGCGAATTTCATAAAACGGCGTGGACGAATGGCATTCTCGAAGGCGACCTGCGAGGTGCCGGATTCGAGGTCGATCGCATCGAGATACGCTGGACGCACAACCAGGAAACATGGCAGGCCGTGGCCCATAAACCGAAGGAAAACCCATCCGAGGGGTAGTTTTACACCCCTAAAATAAAACTACCTCAAGAATCTTTTAATCTCTTAGCCGATACGGATTTTCACCGTTTCGGCCTTTTTTCTTATGTCCAGTAAAACGCTTGACCAGATCCGCAAAGAGGTCTATCGAAAGCCGCAGACGTATTCGCTCCCGATCAACCGGGACCAGGATATCGATGTCGAGGCTCGGACCGTCAAGCTCGCATTTGCGTCAGACAAGCCGATCGATAACTGGTGGTATGGCCAGGTCCGCTTGATGATGGGCAAAAAGAACATCCGGACCGAAAGGCTCGATCAGGGCATTCCGCTACTCGACAGTCACGATTCGACCAAGCAGATCGGCATCGTCGAAGAGTATTCGTTCGATACCGACGGCATCGCCCGCTGCGTTGCCCGCTTTTCCCAAAACGAGGAGGGCGAAAAAGTTTTTCGCGATGTTCGTGACGGCATCAAGAAAGGCGTCAGCGTCGGCTTCATGATCTGGGAGCTTAACCTCGAATCGAAATCCAAAGATAAGCCGAGCGTTTATCGAGCGGACGATTGGGAGCCCTATGAGGTTTCGATCGTCGCCGTTCCCGCCGATATCAGCGTCGGCGTCGGCCGCTCGATGGATACGGAGCCGGACGCAGCTGATCCTGCGGAGATATGTCCCGATTGCGGCATGCCGATGGACGACTGCGAATGTGCCGATCCCGAAACAGTTTCACAAAGCCTCGCGGCCACGCGAGCAATATCACTTAAAGAGGAAAATAAAATGAAAACAGCCGAAGAGATTGCGGCCGAAAATGCGGCCCGGGAGCAACGCTCCGCAGAAACAGCCGCAAGGCGAACTGAGATCGTCGCGTTTGCCGATATCTACGGTGAAGGTGATCTTGCCCGCTCAATGATGCTGGCCAGCGATGAAGTGACCGTCGACGACATCCGCGTCGCTATTCGCGACAAGCGGGCCGCCTCGACTCAGACTCTAACGCCGCCACCGATGGCCGCGGCCGATCAAGCCCTTCGCGAAGGCGGAGTGCGTACCGAGCTCGCCCGCATTATCCCGCGTCATGCTGGGATTACGAGCTTCAAGGGGGAACGGGCCGAAGAAAAGGCCTATCGATTTGGTCAATGGCTTCTTGGCCGGGCACTTTTCGACGGCAATTTCGCTCCATGTCTTGCGGCTCGTAAGTATTGCGAAGAGCAAGGACTGACGCGTGCAATGGGCGAATCGGTCAACGAGACCGGCGGTTATACTGTCCCGCCCGAGTTTAGCAACGATCTGATCGACCTTCGCGAGCAGTACGGCGTTTTCCGCCGCAATGCGAAGGTGATGCCGATGAACAGCGATACGCTGACCATCCCGCGTCGTGCGAGCGGCCTAACCGCTTATTACGTGGCCGAGGCCGGCTCGATCACGGCATCCGACATGGGCTGGGATCAGGTAAATCTCGTGGCCAAAAAGCTCGCGGTCCTTGCACGGTATTCGAGCGAGGTTAATGAGGATTCGATTCTCGATTTTGCCAACACTCTCGCCGATGAGATCGCATACGCATTTGCCAATGCCGAAGACCAGGCCGGATTCAACGGTGACGGTACTTCGACCTACGGCGGCATCACTGGCGTTCGCGACAAACTCAAAAACCTTGATTCGACCATTGCCAACATTTCCGGGCTATTCGTCGGAGCAGGCAATGCTTATAGCGAATTAGTGCTCACCGATTTCGAAGGCGTCGTCGCAAAGCTTCCACAATATGCGGATACCGATGCGGCCGCATGGTTCGTTCATCGCTCATTCTACTGGAATGTGATGGTCAAGCTAATGCTTGCCGCAGGTGGTGTTACCGCAGCCGAAATTGAGGATGCACGCCGTCAGCGTTTCATGGGCTATCGCGTGGAATTTTCGCAGGTGATGCCAAAGGCCGAAGGCAATAGCCAGGTCTGTGCGTTGCTCGGCGACCTGGCCAAGGCTGCGGCGTTCGGTTCACGCCGAGACACGCAGATCATGTTCAGCGAACATAGCCGTTTTGCTAATGATCAGATCGAGATCCGCGGTACTGAGCGATTCGATATCAATGTCCATGATGTTGGAGACGTGAACGCCACGGTTGCTTCGCAGAATCCGGGCCCGATCGTCGGACTTATTACTGCTGCTTCATAAGGCGGCTGACAAAATTCGGGGCGGGTGAATTCCCGCCCTCAGATCAAATTCAGTTTTGAGGGAAAAGCAATGCAAACAGCAGCAGCAGTCAAATACGTTCCAGTAACACCGCCAGCGGCGATCGTCGACAATTCAGCCTTTACCACGGCTGCCGTTGATACGCGTGGCTGGCGACACCTGACATTCGTTGTCGTGTTCGGTGCGATCGATATTGCAGTGGCTTCGTCCAAGATCCGGCATTCCGATGCGTCGAATATGGGCAGTCCTGCCGATATCGCCGTTGGCGGTACCGACTATGCACTGGCGACGGCAACGGACAGCGATAACCTGTTCCACGTTTTCGAGGTCGATCTGCTTGGTAAAAAGCGATACATCGATTTCGAGATCACAGGCGGCGACGGAGCGGCCGGAAGCTATATCGCGGTGCTCGCGATCCTTT